ACGTTGACGAGGACCTGATGTGTACCATTCATACGCATTTTCCATAGCTGTTGGAGACATAGCATCTTGCTCAGAGTGAGGATCGTCAATTATAAGTAAATCTGCACCTCTTCCAGTGATTGCTCCGCCAACACCAGCTGCAAAATACTCACCACCTTGGGCAGTTTCCCAACGTCCCGCAGCTTGACTGTCTTCTTGTAGTCTAGTTTTAAAAATTTTTGCATACTCTTCTGAATCAATTAAGTTTTTTGCTTTACGTCCAAAACGAATTGCAAGTTCTCCAGTGTGAGTTGCTTGAATTATCTTTAATTTTGGATTACGGCCCACCATCCATGCTGGTAACAAGTAAGATGCAAACTCAGACTTGGTGTGTCTTGGTGGCATGTTAACAATTAGTCGTGAAATTTTACCAGTTGCAAGGTCATTAAATTTTTTTGCAATATGTCTATGGTGCGCACCTTCAATAAACTCGGGCCAAACACATTTAACAAAACTTAAAAAGTCATCTTGAGCTTTATTTTGAATTTTTTTCTCCGCATACATTACTTGAAGTTGTCGAAAAGTTTTACGGACGTCTGAAGGTAGCTTACTTATATCTATATTATTTAAATCCATACAAAATTTTTAAAAAATTTTTCGCACCCTTATAGGATGTTGAAGAAGTTTTTACCACCATTGACTGTCTAAATCAAGCAATACAACCTAGAGTAGTGGGACCCCTTTTTATTTAAATGTGGATCGGCCTTTCTTTCTTAAAGTTTTTTGGATTTGGGTTTGGTACCTCTATTGAAGGGGTGAACGAGGGCGCGTTAGCGCCCGCGTTGTGGTTGATGACTCAGTCTAACAATACCATGTATTGTTTAGTAAAATTTCTACTAAACCAATCTAAACCTCGTCTAACTTTTTTATAATCACCTAACATTTCAGAGCCGATGATTACATCATACACAGCAATAGCAAACGCTGGCAATGTACACGACTCGCCACCAAATCTATTTTTTACTGTGTCTTCTTCAGTAGATAGAGATTCTTTAGCTACTAAAAATGGTAGAGTATATCTCTTGCCATTGTATTCTACTGATTGTTTTACTTTCATATTATTCATGTCCTTGATCATATAGGATAGATCAATCATTGTCAACAGCTGTTATTTTTTTATATGTTTGACCTTGTCTATAACCCATGTCAAAAGTATGTGTTGTAATCTTGATCGGTGTTTCGCTCGGCTTTCTAACAGGGTTTATATTTGCAATCTCATTTCTAAATTGATTTAAAAAAACATGCAAACAATTTTGATTGCAAAAATATGCCCATATACTTTCTCTAATATATTCACTTGTTAAAGGAATTTTTCTAGTCCTCAATACTTTATTGGTCCCTGAGCCACGCACCCTTGACTGTGTTTCAACCTTATGGCAATTAGGATTATGACACCAATTATAATTACTCATACTTTGGCAATCCCTCTAACATTGACATAAATCCGCCAAACAAAATTATTAAACCTAAAATAAAATGTTGTGAATGCAATGCTGTAATTACTCCTAACATTGTTAAAATCAATCCAACTAAAACCATTAATAATCGTCCTATCATTATGCTTTCCTTACAGAATAATTAACTGCAGTTCTTGGGTGTTCTGCGTCCAAGTCCCAAAAGTTATAACAAGGAAAACCTTTTAAGTCTGTCCATTGTCTTGATACGAAAGTTTTAAACTTTCCACTCCATTGATCGTAGTATTCGTGTTGATCTACTCCACGACAATTTATAAATGCCTGTCGTGATTTAGCATACCAACTAAAGTATTTTATGTTTTGTTTTGTCATCTTTCCTCTTTCTGTTAATAAGGTTATCCTATCATAAATAGGATAACCTCGTCAAGTGTTAATTTACACTTTCATTTTGTTGTTGTTCATATAACAACCTAGACGCTATCTTCTCCTCTCTTGTTTGCTCTTTCTTGTTCTTCATTCCTTTTATTCTATCAGCTAGGTTTTTAGGATTGTAGATTGTTAGACCTGTGCTATTAGTTCTTATGATTTCTGCGTCTTGAACATTTAATCCAAGTTCAGTACATAACTCAATCGCCTCGTCTAAATATTTATATCCCTTTAAACCAATTTTAATTTCTTTCATTTGGTTTAAAATAGATTTAATCCATTTGTTATGAGACATAACAAATTTACCTTTTTGAGCTTTCCAATCTTCCAACATCATAAACTCCTCTTTAGAACATGCAATCGATCTGTCTCGACAATACTCTCGACCAATTAAATCAAGTTTATATTTATCGTTCCACTCTTTCCCATATCCTTGATCGTCGTCGTCAGCTCTAAGATATTTATTATTTGCGTCTTGGAATTTAGTTAAATGTGGATTGCTACTTTTATTTTCTTGCTCAATATTTATATCAGCGTTGCAACCCTCTTGGGCATTTATTTCATCACGATATAAAGCATAGCCATAATTTTTGTCGCTTGAATGACTATCGCTATCGCCCTCGATACTACCATTTAATCTAAAATCAAAATGTTTTTCAATGGCTTTCTCTACCATTGTTGGATTGTTGTCATAGTCTCGATCTTCAACCTCGCCCATATAATGAAAATGGAAACAACTATCAGGTGCAATAGTATTTACATTTTGATATTTGTCTTGAAGATATTGTGCAAGTTTAACATCTTCCTCAGGATATGCTCGTCTAACTATTTTATGTGCCAAGTTCCACGCATTATCGTTTAGATCAATTTGATCTGCTTTCAAATTGTCATACTCTTTTTTTTCAACAGTATCCTCTTGCTCTAAATGAACTCTCATTCTGTTAGCAATCTTATTCCGATACTCTTGGTTTAGTCTTATTCTACTCATGTTTTTCTCCTTTATTAATTTTGTATTTTTATCACTTGACAATTAATCTGTCAAGTAGTATATAGGATTTAATAAATTATTTAGATTACCTCTTTCTAATTTATTGGGACAACTCCTAGTTGTAGTGCGTCACACCGTATTTATACCGTCTTCGTGCTATGAATTAGGACTGATCCCTGAACCATTGTGTTCTATAGCTAGACGTAATGATGTTGTACAAGTCGCAATGGTTCTGGGATCAGTGATATGTCAGGAGGTAGGCGAAAGCCGTAAACTTCGGTATTGCTGATCCCAGATCAGGTTGAAATAACATTGGCCTCTGCCCTGAAAATCGGGCGGGCCTGATCCCTGATCCAATGGGCTGGCTATGGCTTGTGAATAGTGCGCGCGACTATTGAGTACTTAACCGTTGGGTCTGGGATCAGAAAGTATGAGTAGACAATTAGAAAGTTATGGAATTAATATTCTCAAGCTGCATGCAGAATGGCTTCTGGCCAACGGCTACAAGCCACAAGCTTCAAGCTGCAGGCGGCAGATTAGAATGATTCTAAATAACAAAAAGAAAAAAGTTTTAAGCGGCAAGCTTGACAGTAACTCTGGGATAGTGTAGGATACACCTGATCCCTGAGCTTTGCTTCCGCGCCGCGCGTAGAAGTGGTTATGCATAATCCGCAAAGCTCTGGGATCAGAAAGAGAGAAATTATGGACACAACACAATTAAAAAGAATAGCTGACGCTCTGGAAGAAATCCTGAAGTTAGTAAAACAGGATATGGCGAAGTATGAAAAAAAGAAACATTAAGCACAACGACTTAACACACTATTTCTTGCGGGACCATGCAGAGCTCCCGCAAGCTTACCTGGCCAGCTGTGAGAAGTTCTTGAATTCTATTCAGGACCGGTTGATCACAAAAAAAGATGCCGCATTTTTATTCAAGCAGCAAGCTTCAAGCGCCAAGCTTGACAAGCAGCAAGCAGCAAGCTACAATAGGATTATAAAGGAGAAATAAAAAATGAAAACAAGTGAAGCGTGGACCATCGTCGGTGGTCTTAGTAAACCAAGTAAGATGCCGGGCTGGTCAATAGGCCTGCCGGCCAAAGAATGTAAAACTGGCAGCAAGCTGCGGAACGTTAAGGGCTCAGTGTGTTATGACTGTTATGCGCTCAAAAATTGTTACGTGTTTAAGGTGGTCCAGGATGCACAATACAAAAGACTGGCAGCAGTATACACATCGCAATGGGTCCAGGCAATGGCTCACCTGATCAACAGCAAGAAGTCGAACGTGTTCCGCTGGCACGATTCAGGAGATGTACAGGATCTAGATCATTTAAATAAAATATATGAAGTCTGCAGGTTAACGCCCACGAGGCGGCACTGGATGCCAACCCGTGAAGCATGGGTCAAGGACCATCTCGACAGGGCACCTGCGAATCTGGTCATTAGATTCTCTTCACCAATGATTGACCAGGGACCAGTCAACAGCTGGCCCAACACTTCAACAGTTGTTACATCTGGGGCTACCTGTCCAAGCGCTACACAGGGCAATCAATGCTTAGATTGTAGAAATTGCTGGAATCCTGAAATTAAAAATATATCATACGGCCAACATTAAAATGTTTAAACACCCGAAATATTATGCAGCCCTCAGGGCTGAGAGAAGGAAGCACCAAGCTGCAAGCGTCAAGCATCAAGCATCAAGCACCACTAAACCAGAACCTAGTTCAGGTTCTGAAGTTTCAAGCTACAAGCATCAAGCTCCAAGCGACAAGCGTCAAGCTTAGGCTTCAAGCCACAAGCTACAAGCTCATCTATCCTTGATCCAGGGATCAAGTAGTACTGAACAAGTTTCGAGGACCTTTGACAAAGGGTCTCGACTAAGATGAAAGTATTATTCGGATGTGTCTTATGGAACGCAATTTGGTGTGGTGAAAATCGAACTTTATTTCCTTTTGTAACTTTTAACTCTACTGTAAAAAAGTGGCCCAAAGTATTATAGCCCAATAGATCGGGAGTACCCAAAGCGCTAAGGTTTTCAATCCTAATCCACGAAATATCTTTAGAAACTTTACGAAGTTTTTTATATAATTTAGCTTCCGGGCCCATGCGGATTTTGGGGTTACATCGTCATCCATCTAATAATCTTTTTGTAGTTTCTCAGGTAAGATTATACTTGATGGTTTTTGAGTTTTAATAACTAATCTGTGTGCTGTATGACCTTTATGTCCTGCAATTGGAATAGAGTTTTCATGCACTTCCATACGTCTGACTCCCGCAAGTTTGCCATTAACTTCTACAAACACTTGCGCGTTCTTAATTGCATCTGATCCCTCAGTAAATTGAGATAAGAATTGTTGAAGGTCTTGTACTCTCATAGTCCTGCTTTTTTCAACATCTCTTGATAGTCTCTAACCTTCTCAACTAGGTACTTGTTATCCCTTTGTAAGTTTCTCATCTCTGGAGAGTTATTTCCAATTGCTTTTAAGTTAGCCATTTCAACTTCAACTTCTGTAATTTGTTTTCTTAGTTGTCCGTTCAATTCTTGATGTGAAGAATCTATAATTCTAAGGTTATTATTCTCTTCTGACAATCTGTCAATCTCTTTTTTTAAACCTATGACTTGTGCTGACATTTCTTCTATAATTTTTTTATTGCCATCCAATTGATTCTTAGTTCTAACCCAATCAGACTCTCTCATCTTATAAGCCCAAATTTCTCGCTTGTGTTGGTCAACAAGTAAACTTAGATCTAGTTCTCCCCTGTCATCGCTTTCGTGTTTTCTCTCGCTTTCATACGTCATATCTTCTCCGTGTTCTTTCAAATTGTTATAAGTTCGTTTATCTTTCATACCTTGACAATATAGGATAGTTACCTTAAATTGTCAATATGGGAGTTCCAAAAAGATTAACAGAAATGCAAAAAAGATTTGCAGAGTTCATCGTATTCGGTGGACCAGACGGTCCCGTCTCTCAAGGTGAGGCCGCTAAGCTAGCTGGCTACTCAGAAAAAAGAGCGAGACAAGAGGGATCAGAATTAATGAATCCTAGATTGTCGCCGTTGGTAGCAGCATATATAGGTAAGCTAAAAGAAGAAAGACTAAAAAAGTTTGAAGTTAACTATGAAACACATGTAGCTGAACTTGCACGTATTAAAGAACTCGCGTTAAAGAAAGGCTCTTTCTCTTCTGCAGTAAACGCTGAAACAAATCGTGGAAAGGCTGCAGGATTATACATAGACAGAAAAATAATAAAAACAGGGAAACTAGAGGATATGACAGAAGAACAATTAGAAGCAAAGATGAAACAAATTTTATCCGACTACGAGCCTCTTTTAAATGCGCAGACTGTTGAAGGTGAGAGTGAGGAGCAGCCAAAAGAGATTTCATCAAATTAAGTTAAAGGAAATAGAAATCCTTTTTTCCTTTTTATTTAAGTTTGGCTCTACCCTGTGTTTAAACCATCCCGGAAACAGTATTACCTGATTCTCAAGTGGTGTCATTTTCCATACCGCGCTGTTGTATTTATTATGTTCTGATAAACTACTAGATGGCCAATCATATGCTAAAAAAGATGAAGCGGGATGTAAAAAAGCTATTTCACTATTGTTTGGTGTTAAATAAAACGATCCTGAAACAACACTGTAATTATGTGAGTGTTCAATATTG